CTTTTTAAATATGTTATCCTTTTTTTCTTGACTGTTTGCGTTTATACTTACGATAAGAGCGCACAATATCATTATTAATTTGTTTTGGTAATCGTGATCTTAATTCATTGTAAGTTAAATCTGCTACTTGATCTGGACCTGTTTCCTCTATTTGTTCAACCATTTCTTCCATCAAAGGTGTACCACCCATTGCTAAACCAACTCTTCCTCCTTTAGCTAAAATTTGCAGATCTTTCCATGCTTGAGGGTTCTTTTTATATTCTAGGTAATCTTTAAAAGTAAAGACTCTACTAGTGCCTGGTACTAAAGTTTCAGCAATAATAGCTTTTAAGATTGAATTTCCTAACACATCTTCTTCTCCAGTAATAAGTTTTTGTCTTGCTCTATTTTTTTCTAAAGATCTTTGTAAATCTTTTGTATCTGCTTGAGTGCCTGCACCTGTTACTCTATCGGGAACACCTGGAACACTTGCGCTCCCTGCTTCTGCGTCTGCAATTAAACTATTAATTTTATCTTCTTCATTTTGAAGTTCTTCTAACTTTTCGTCTCTTGCTAAAAATTCATAACTTTTCTTTCCAGCTACACCACCTTCCATGATATCAGCATAGGCTTTCCATTTTTCTTCTTGTAATCCAGTTAAATTTCTGTATGCCTCTAATCCAAGTTCTCTATCTTCTGCTTTTCCTCTTAATCTTTCAAGCTGTCTTGATTCTTGAAATTGTTTTAATGCAGGTTGACCTGCTCTACCGATAGCTCCCATTAAATTTCCGCCTGGTTGAGCTGCTAAGTTTAAAGAAAAATTAGTTAACAAACTAGACAAAGAACCAGGAGACATACTTTCTTTTTCAGGATCTGCTCCAATTGCACGTCTAATTTTTTCTTTTTCTTCAATTACTTGTTCAGCAGTAAAATCTTCAGGTGGTTGTACTGTACCAGCTGTTGCATACGGTTGTCTTGATGCATTAATATTAGGGCCGTCTAGTCCAGAAGTAATTCCTTCTGCACTTCCACCTAATCTAAACATCGGTCTTCTTAAAGTTCTATTCATTAATATTTACCTGTTAGTGATCCATAGATTCCAGCAAGTCCTGTACCCATAGTCAATGCATTCTGCATAGGTGAAGGGTTAGGCACATTACTTGATGTTGTTTGACCCGGATATCCACCCATTAGTCCAGCCACTTGACCTGCGTATCTAGATAAATTTTCTTGCGGTAAGAAAGTAGCCTGCCTTGCTGCTTCTCTTTGTGCGTCTAGTTTAGCCTGTTCTTGTGCTTGTTGTCCTGCGCCCACTGATCCTAAAGTTTGAATGTCTTGTCTTTGTAGTCCTGGGACCATACTTGCTAAACCTCTTTGTCTTTCAAAGTCTTGGCCTCTGGCTTGTTGTGCTTGTTGGAATCCTTGTTGTAATAAGTTAGCTTGAAGTAAAGCTCTTTCTCTATCTGAACCTAACTCATATTGTGATTGTAAAACTTGATCTCTACCGCCACCAAAAGCTCCAGCTGCAACAGCACTATCTCTCATTTGTTGTCTTTTAATTCCTGCATTTCTATCAAATTCTTCTAATGAAACATCAATCACCTGTTGTTGATATGGTGACATGTATTCAGAAACTGAACCTGCACCTGTTCCGCCACCAGGCCCCATTAATTGTTGAGCTTCATTTAAAAATGGTTGATAACTTCCTACACCTGATTTAGCTAACTGTGCTGCTTGTGTTTGTAATGCATCTTGCCCTGCTATTTGTGGTGCAATTCCTGCTAAACTTTGTTGTCTAGTTTCAAATGCTTTAGCTGCTGTTTGTCTTGCTGCAAAATCAGCTGCTGATTCACCTGGTCTTTGTGATATTGCTGAAAGCCCTACTGATACCGTAGGTACACCTGTTGATGCTACTAACGATTTACTTAGGTCAACACCTATATCTTCTATAAACTGTGGGGGTAATGTTCTTGTTGTTGTAGTAGCCATTATAATACTTCCTCTAATCTTTGTGATGTTTGAAACATTTGTCTAGCGCCATCTAAGCCTTGCGTTTCTTCTGATACGTCACCTCCGGCTTCTAGGTTTTTCATTACATTATACATAACTTCTGCGCCTTTGTCTACATCTCCTCCGCCAGCATTTCTGACAGCGTCGGCTGTAAACACAAATTCATTTTTACTTAATCTAGCTGGAACATCGTCTGCTTTTTCTCTACCACCGATAGGTACAAAGCCACCATCTTCTCTATAATCTTTTTCCATACCACCAAGATCCATGAGCCCTGATTCAGCATCTCCTCCTTCAGCTCTAAAAGCTAAAGGCACATCTTGAGATCCTTGTGCTCCTTTTTTTCTCCATTCATCAACATCAAAACCTGTTTTGTCATCATAGCCATCATTATCTTCATCAACTGGTGGTGAAAGTAATGCAGTTGCTAATGATATACCACCAATTGCACCTGCTACTTTTCCTGTTGAAAGTCCACTTAAATATTTACCAAGACCTTTACTTTTAATTCCAGATAACATTCCTCCTAAACCACCACTACCAAATAAACCCATTTTATAACCACCTAAACCTAATAATGCAGCTTTACCTAATGGACTTTTAAATACTTTTTTAACTTTTTTAAATATACTTCCTAGACCATAAGCACGTCTACCTGTGTACTTGTCCATAATTCCACCGTAAGCTCTTCCAACTCTTCCACCTTCAGCTCTAAATGCTAGAGGCATCATCCACTCTTCCTCTACAACTTCTTCTTCTTCATCAGTTTGATTTTTACCACCAACAAAACAATACGCTGGAGGGTTAGGTCCTTTACATGGATCTTGTGATGGTTCATTATCTCGTGGATTAATTTGATCATCAGTCTTACCTCTGTTTCTTAGTGTCTCTAAATCTTCTCGTGTTACTACTCCAGTCCCTGCAAGATCTCTATAATCTCTAGCTTTTTTTAAAGTGTTTTCTGCTGTAACTTGTGTGTCAGGTCTAATTTTATCACTAATAGCACCCATTAATCCTGGTGCTGGTGAATTTACATCATATAAATTTGGTCTATAAGATTCTATACTAGTTCCAATATTACTTCCTAATTGTGATTTACCTGTTTCTAAATCACTAAAATCATATCCGTATGTAGGGTCTTTTGCTACTTTCGCTGCGGCCTCTGCTCCAGTTATACCATACTCATCTATAGGACTAACATATTGTTCTATATCTTGATATTTTTGCAAAGCTCTTTTGTTTGCTAGTTCTACATTTTTTTTATTTTGATACGCATTCATTTGTTCAATAAAGCCAAGTTTACCATCTTTATTTTTATCAAAATTATCTAAATTAAATTGATCTTTTTCAATTTTAGTGGGTCCAGCAACATAAGATAAAGCTTTTTCTTCTTCATCTTCATCCGTTAATAAATCTAAATTAACTTTCTTTTTTAAATTTTCTTTTTTTAAAAGTTGTTGTAAATTTACGTCTTTAGCTATTTCCTTTTGTATTTCTTTTTGTTTTTCAATATCTTTTTGTATTTTTGCTTGGTCGTCTTTAAAAATTCCCTGTTTTTTTTCTCGCATCTCATTAATTCGTTGTCTTTGATCTGCTAATTGTTGTTTTCCTTTAGGTGTATCATAGTAACCTGATCCCATTTGATCTTGTCTACCTCGTGATGGTTTCGCATCAAAAGTTTGTGATCTTTGTCTATTAGCAGCTGTTTCTCTCGCTCTATCTTCATTTGGATTATAGTAAGATGGTATACCTTCTTCGGTCATAGCTTCTTGACCACCTAAATCTTTTAATGTGTCCGCTTCGCCGGGAGTAATGTAAGCCAACATGTGTGGCTTATTTTTAATTGTTTTTGTATTAGGAATTCCTTGGTCCATGTTCCGTGATTCATCGCCAATGCCACCTGGATCAATGCCTATGACTTCATAATACTTATCACTATCGTAAGCTATTTCACCAGCTTCATCATAGTCATAGCCGTATTCATCCATCAATAGTTCCATTCTTTTAATGTACCAATCAGGACCAGCCATTAGCATTTCTTGTTTTTTAAGAGGTCTTTCTCCTTCGTACTTGATGCTTGGAGCACCAGTTTCTATCATGGAAGATTCTTCTATAATATCTGTAATTGCCATAGTTTTTTAAAATATCCTATTTTACTTTGTTTTACAATCCTTTGGTTTCAGCACCTAAAACAACTTGCTTAACTTTAACATGAACATCTCGTTTAATATGTTCTCTTTTAGTAGTAGTCTCTGGATGATCTACATCATCGTCAGCTTCTTTATCTGACATATATTCTTGGCCTGTTTCAGTATTAGTAAGTGTTACTTCTACTTCAGGTGTAATAACTCTTACATCTTTACCGTCTATTTTTTGTATTTCGTCTTTAGCTTCTTGTTCTATAAATGGCATATTTTCCTATGTTGTTGTAACCTCGGTAGGTCTTGAAATTTGTAATACAGAGGCAGTCATTTTTATAACATTTCCTGTGGCACATTGCATCTTAATTTTATCGCCAGCTTCTAAAATAACAACATTATTAAAGGTTAATAAATCAATACTTCCACTAGCATTTATACTGACTTTATCAAATTCATAATCAGTGCTATCTGATTCATCACGTACTTTAATCTCTACATCTAAAGCACCACTATGACTATTAAATAATTTAACACTTTTTACTATAGAAGTCGTAGCTGATGGAGACTCATACATATCATCATATGATCCTGCAGATGTTACTTTAGCTTGAATGTTTTTATATACGTTTGCCATTATGCCATGAAGAAATTAAATCTTTCTTGATCATCCTTTTCTGGTTGTAAATACGTAGAATTTAACTGTTCAATCATAGAACTAATTGCTCTATTAATTTGTCTTTGGTTATCTTCTGTATATTCTCTTTTAGGTTCTGGTAATCTTACTACTATTTTTGTCATTATCTTCTCCCGTCTGGTTGTAAGTCTATTTGGAAAGTTCCAAATCTCCACGCTTCTCCTGCGCCATCATTTTCTATTTTTAAACTAGCATATCTTCCTCTAGCTCTAGTGTCCTCTTTAGTTGTTGTAGATGTAATTGTAAATGGACTGTAAGTACTATTACCAGCTGTTGAAGAAGGATAGTCTTTTAATCCAATAGTTACTTTTGCATTTCCTGTCAACGTTTTAAAGTCTGGAACAAATCTTCTCATAGCTAAAAACAATTCTGGTTGATCTTGTTGTAAAGCAATATCATAAGATTCAATATAAGATGTTAAAGCAGTTGTGCTTCCATCAGGATTAATTTGATCTGTCCCTGTTTCTTGTTCATAAAAAGTAGTTTGTCCTAATCCTTCAGCTCCAACTATAGTTGGAAAACTTCCTACTGCAGCATTATTATAATAAGTAGAGTAAGGTTTTGGATAAACAATAGCATCAATCCAAGCTGTTCTAATTGAATTTGCATTTATTCCTGTATACCAATTACCCATTGGTACTTGTTTAGATTCTCCATAATTAAATACTACATACTTGTCATTATAAGTTGAACCTGAAGATGGATAATACCAGATTACTTCTGTAAATAAGTTGTTAATTCCTGCAGCTACTTGTTGACCTTTAGTGGTGTCAAAATTATCATAAACATAATCTTCAACAGCACAAGGCAATGAATTAACCGTACCATCAAATGCAAAGAAACCATTATTACTTAACCAATAAGCAACACCATCAATCTCACAACAAGCATTCTGACCAATTAGTCCACAGTTAGTACCTACCTGTTCAAATCCAAATGTAAAAGGTGAACCTACAAATTTCATTGAATACAATGCATTATCAGTCCACACTAGAATATTTTCTTTAGCAACAATTGATCCCATAATTTTAGTTCCATCTTGCAGTCTATATGTTCCTGCACTGTTATCAGCTGCTGGTGCATAGGTATTAATTGATCCTTGGTCCGAGAACCTAATAAACATATCGTCTTGTGTAGAAGCTGTGCCAACAGTTGTTTCTGTTCCAAGATGAATTAAGTGACGTGTTGTTGGAGATATTAAAGTCATTCTAGAAGCTGTTGGGTTTCCTAAATCTCCATTAATATTTGTTGCATAATTATTTGTAGTTGTTGAAGCTCGCGCAGTAAATCTTGCATCTCCACTAATACCAGAATCCCATGTAAAAGTTTTTCCATTAGAAATTGTTGCAACTAAAACTTGTCCCCAATTACTTAGAGACCATAAGCCTGGTTCAAGTGAAACACTAGAAGCATTGACCGCTTCTCCCCATCCGTTCCAATCTGTTGCATCATAAACAATAGTTGCATCGCTATGAGCTTGTCCGTTTGAAGTTCCTGGAGTTGCGGTTCCAAAAGCACCCCTTGTAATAGTTGTTAAATCATTAGATGAAATACCAGTATAAGAAATTAATTCTCCTGTACCTAAAACTCCAACAGAAACAACTCCTGGATTAGAAAAACCAGTTGTAGATGTTAAAGTTACCGAAGTTCCAGAACCACCTGTTCCAGCTGTGTCAGCTAGTAATGCACCATCTAAATCATTTGAAAGACTTCCAGTAATATTTCCTCCAAAAGTTCCAACACCAAAACCATAACCATATGTTTGAGCTGCGGGTCCCACTCTTTGATAAGGTTGGACCGTCATACTTCCACCGGTAGAAATAACTGAACTTGCTTGATTTGCAGAGTTAATTGTAAATGTAACATTAGATGGAACAGATAAAACTTGAAATTTTTTATCTTCAAAATCACTAGCACTTAAACCTGTTCCTCCTGGTAAAGTTACAGAATCTAAAACAATAATATCTCCTACTTCTAAACCATGCGCTGATGTTGTAGTAATGGTGCAAGTTTTAGCTGTAGTACTATTTGTTGCTAAAGTAGAAGACGTAAAAGTTGTTTGCACTCCTGCGTTATTAGATCTCCACGGAGTAATATCATATAGTTGTCCTTCAAAATATATAAGTAAAAATTTATCAGTCCCAATAGCTACGTATCTATTTCCATCGGTATCAACAAATGCATGAATTTTTCTAGCAACTCCATGAATAGTGGTGTCTGATAATAAAGAAGCCCATCCTCCTACTTTTTCAGGAAGACCATATCTAAATCTAGCATTATCAGAATCTACCCATCGACCATTAGCTCCAACAGCCGTGTCTTGTTTGTCTACTCCGGGTAAAAATTTGATAGATGTAAGAGCCATCTTTTAAGCTCCTAGGTTGGGAATACTGTCGTGTTGTTTTTATAAGCCCAGCCTCTAGTTGCATCAAGATATATAAGAGTTGATGATTGCCCATTGACAGTCAAAGCATCATCACTTGCAGCACTCATAATATTAGATCCATTTCTACCAACTGTAACATTGTTAGAATTAAAGTTTCCTCTTGAATCAATGATTGTAACTTCGTCACCTGTAGAAGGCGAAGCTGGGAGCGTTACTGTTAACGCAGACGTAGCTGTATTGCAAAAAATTTGATCTCCTGCAACAGCTAAATAAGGTGTGTAAGTATGATCAATTGGAACAAATCCTTTTTCTAAAAGAGTTGTAACAGTTTGTGATCCATCAGACTTACATAGCATAGTAGCTCCAACTGGCACAGGTTGTGATGTTCCTGAAGCAGTTAAAACACTTAATGTATATTTATTAGTTCCGTTTCTATTAGTATCGTCTTTTATAAACCAAACTCTATTAGCCGTAGCTGGCATAGTTAAAGTTCTATTAGCCGCTAATGTACCATATAATCTAAGGTATATGTTTTTACCATTAGAAGTAGCGCCATCAGTCAAATCTAATGTAATACTAGCTGCTGCCATATCGATAGATAATACACCAGTAGATGATTGTTCTAAAATTTGTAAGTTAGTATTAGTAATCGTACCCCATTGACCAGCTTTTTCACCAGTTGTGATAAGTTCTAATTTTGTATTTGTTGAATAAGTCGATGCCATAATTTTAATAAGGGTCTATCGGTGTCCATACCATTGAAACACCAGGACCAATTTCACTCCATGTTATCGCTTGTGCCACCCCGGAAGAAAGCGTGAACGTGCTTCCTGTAGGTGTAACATTTGCGTCAGCTTCGATTGTAACAGTTCCTGAACTAATTACAACCTGATTTTTGACAGCCGTCACATTAGCATCTGCGCTAACTGTAACGTTTCCGGTACCTAAAACATATGATGATTTAGTTGGATCAACATTGGCATCTGCTACAACCGTAACAGTCCCAAGTCCTAAAACAACTTGACTAGCGTGTGGAAGTTCTGTGATAGAATCAGCTGTAATTCCAATATTACCAATACCAAGAGTTACTTGAATCTTAGTAGGGGTAATTGTTACACTATTCTGATTAGTAATAGATGCAAAAGGTAATTCAGAAAATGCCGCTGTTCCGAAGAGCATGGTCTACGCTCCGTTGTCGATGATGTTATTGCCCTCTATCTTGGCCCATTCTTGAATTTCTTGGTAATCTTTGTTTGCTTCGTCTTCTGGAACAAAATCCCATTGATTAGATGATCTTTTAACTTTATACATTTTGTTAAAATTTCCATTTACATATAATTTTTCAACTTCAATAATCATAATTATAACTCCGAGTCTGCTTTAATTGATGAATTACTATGTTTCCAATATCCATTAGTACCAATCGTTCTTGTTGGAGATAAACTATCTCCATAAACTCTAAATCCTTCTGTTGATGAACTTTCAAAAGAAGTATTAAAAGAACTATTTCCAGCAAAAGCAAAATCAATATCAGCACTTGATCCAGAAACTTGACCGACAGTTGGATTTGCTCTTTTAGGTGTCATAAATCTACAATGACCAATAGCTCTAGCTGTAGTATCAGAACAAACTATACCAAAAAATATAAAATTTGTTTCATAATATCTCTGACATCTTTTTAAATTCACATCAACAGGCAAGAACTCAAAATCAGATGCTGTTGTTCCAGCTTCTAATTGTACTCCTGTAACATACCATTCGTTTGATGTGCTATCTGCAAGATTGACTTGACCTACTGCTCTGTTTGCGTCTGTTTTTGCAGTCCAAGTTGTTGATAAAGTTCCAGATGATAAATCTGATCCAGCTGCTAAATAAAAACTACAGTCTAAACTTCTAGCATTATTATTATCTAACGCACCAGTTGTATCTCCAGGAAAAGTAATTGTTTTCTTTTCCCAAGTATCAGCAGATGAAATTGTATAAGATTTTGAAATTTGTCTAGTGTTATCTACATCTTGCAACTCACAAATATAAGTTCCAGTTTTATTTGATCTTACCCAAAATGATAATGTTGTGCTTACAGCATCTGAAGTTCCTTTTTTTAAATATTGTAAATTTTGACCTTCAAGTCTTTGTTGAACCATTAATTCTGAATTAGCACTTAAACTTCCGTTAGCAGTAGTGCAATCCATTTTTAATGATGTTGTAAAACCTTGACCAGTTGGAACAGTTGTTGATTGAGAAATTGTCCAAGTTCCAGCAGAAGTCATATCTTCTTTCCATCTATCACAAGCATGATAACCACCAGAAGTAATAGAAGAAGCAGAAGTCGATCTTTGTGCAATAGATTGATCTCCATTAATTAAAATATTTCTAAAGTTTGGTTCACGAATATCTGCTATTGCTGGGTTTCCTATTCTAGTTATTGCCATAATAATTCCTTAACACATTAATGAACATGGAACAATAAAAGAACCATCATCATAAGTTTCAATTTTAGTTGTTGATAATACTTTTGCAAAACTGCTAGATCGTACAGCATCATCTGTTTGTACTTTTGCAGTTCCATCTCCATTTGATTGGAGTAAATCTCCTTTAGCAACTGTTTCGCCAGATTTAATTCTAACTACAAATGAACCAACTGATGCTACATAAAAATCATTATAACCTTTGCCATCTAAATCATAAGCTACAAACACACCATAAACATTTTTAGCATCTGTTGTGTCAGATACTTTTGACATCATGTGTTTAATATCAGTTTCTTTAACAATCGTTGCTTCGTAATTTGTTCCTTTATGATTATAAGTAACTGTATCTCCATTAGATTGAGTGTCTGTTAATACATGAGGTACTTTTTCTGTATGAGTTTTTGTTACATCATTACCATCTGCATCTTGTGTAGTTGTTGTTACATCAAACTCTAAATTATACCAATCACACATTTCATCTAAGGTTTCTAAAACTGTACCTTTTAAAATTGTAGGTGTAGAGTTGTTTTGAAATCTTGACCAGTGAGTTCCTGTAAATCCATTGTATGATACTGTACTACCAGATACCGATATAGTACCCTCTAAATTACCAGCTGCTTCAAATTCTTGTAAAGTTCCATCACTACCCATTCTATTTATTAAAAGAACTGTGTCTGAAGTTCTAGTATGTGCAGCAAATCCATTAGTTCTAAATTCATGTCCAGCATCATCAATAGTTTCACTTGTTTTTGCAATAACTACTCCACCACCAGATAAAATACGCATACGTTCTGCACTATTAGTATTTAAAACCATATCGCCTGATGCAGAAAATGTTGCTCTTTGTGATGGAAAGCCTATTGTTAAACTTCCATTTGTACCACCATCTCTTTCAAATTTTGTTACTGTAGATGATGTGCTATTTACATGAAGTGTGTTATCTGGAGAAGTTTCACCAATACCAACTCTTTCTGAACTATCAATCGTAATAGCTGTTGCATCAGCACTTGATGATATTCCAGATACTCCAATTCCAGTTCCAGCAGTTCCATTTATGTTAAATGTTGCACCAGACGGCACATTAATTGTGTCACCAGATGCACCGATAGTAATCGTGTTACCACTTTCGTTGATAATGTTATTACCGTCTGCGTCTTGTATCGTGTCTGCTTTTAATATACTTGTCATATTATA